AAAATGACAGATGAGTGTCTACGGTTACTAAGGTTAAATTATGCCAAGCGGTAGCCCTAAGTTTGAATCACCAGAAGACTTGAAGTTAATGGTGGACGATTACTTGGAAAATCCACCTATTCGTACAGTCATCACTAAGGATGGTCCAGTGGATTACCCTGCCATAACTATTACAGGTTTAGCTATACATCTAGGCTTTGAGAGCAGACAGAGTTTATATGACTATGAAAAAAGAGATGGTTTCTCTTACATTATAAAAAAAGCAAGGCTTTATGTAGAGAATGCATACGAGTATCAACTACAATTTGGCAATAGCACAGGCGCAATATTCGCACTTAAAAACATGAACTGGACAGATAAGGTTCAAAGCGAAAACCTCAACATAGACCTAACGCATGAACAATGGCTTGACGGACTTAAATAGCAAGCGACAAAGACTCAAGGATGACTTCGAGTTTTACGCTCGCAACTGTTTAGCAATCAGAACAAAGTTTGAAGGGGTTAAGCCTCTCATACTTAATGAGGCTCAGCAGTACATACACAAGCGCATTGAACAACAAACAAAAGATACCGGCAAAGCTAGGGCTATAATACTTAAAGGCCGTCAACAAGGTGCTAGCACTTATGTAGAAGGTCGGTATATATGGAAGACCACCCACAACAAAGGAGTAAGAGCATTTATACTTACTCATGATGGGGAGTCAACCAATGCACTATTTGAAATGACCGAGAGGTATTACGAAAACCTACCTAAATTTATTAAACCCTCGCTAGGGGCTTGTAATGCTAAAGAGCTTCATTTTAATAAGTTAGATTCGGGATATAAGATTGGTACAGCGGGGAATAAAGCCGTTGGACGCGGACAGACAATACAATTCTTTCATGGCTCAGAAGTGGCGTTCTGGTTAAACGCTAGCGAGCATACTAAAGGGATTATGCAAGCGGTGCCTGATGGTGATGGCACTGAGGTAATATGGGAGTCAACCGCTAACGGTGTTGGTAACTTCTTTCACGAACAATGGAAGTTAGCAGAAAAAGGATTGTCTGAATTTTTACCAATATTCGTGCCTTGGTTTTGGCAGTCTGAATATAAAAAAAGCTACCCAGAAGATACGGCGTTTACTGACGATGAATGCAAGCTCAAGGATAAGTACAAGCTAACTTTTGCCCAGTTGTATTGGCGAAGGATGAAGATAGCAGAGTTGACCACTGACGGCGTTGACGGCATCAAGGCATTCAAGCAAGAATACCCTATGAACGCGGCTGAAGCATTTCAGTTTTCAGGTGGTGATGGTCTTATTAATGCTGATATGTGTATGAACGCCAGAAGCAATGATTTTAAAGGTAGTGGCCCGTTAATAGTTGGAGTTGATCCGTCAAGAGGTGGAGATAGATTCGCGCTATTGAATAGACAAGGCCGAAAGATGTACAATATGAGAGCGTACAAAGGTGATGAGTGCAATACTTTAGGTAAGAATGTATCCATATGCATTGAAGCATTAGACACTGTATGCCCAGAGGCAGAAAAGAAACCGGACATGATGTTTATTGATGCTGGTGCCGGTGCTGACATTGTTGATAGGTTGCATGAGCTTGGATATAAAGACCGAGTTAAGGCCGTTTACTTTGGCTCAAGCCCGTTAAGACCAAAGAAGTACACGAATAAACGGAATGAAATGTGGGGTGAAATGTCAGACTGGATGAGTGATGAGTCATTGCCAGTTGATATACCTGATAGGGATGAATTACAAGCTGACATATGCGCAAGCCCATACTCTTGGGACTCTAACCATAGACGCGTATTATGGTCAAAAGAAAGAATTAAGAAAGAATTAGGTTTCAGTCCTGATTACGGGGATGCGGGAGCGTTAACATTTACTGAGCCAGTTAACACAGAGGCTCAAAAATCAATAGAGTTTGAATCATTATGGTAGATTACGAAGATTACACAAAGATGAGCAGCGAGCGCACTAAGTCACAAGGCGTTAATGATGACATGCGTGAAAGCTCAAGAGAGCAACTGTACTTTGTTGAAAAAGAAGATGGTCAATGGGAGCCTAGAATCATAGAGCGGATGAGCGGTAAGCCCCGATATACTGATGACCGTTGTAATCCTATCCTAGATTCTATCTGCGGTGAAATTGAAGACAATGACTTTGCTATTAAGATATCACCGGCTAGCGGCTCGGCAACTAAAGAAACCGCAGAGATATTTGAAGGCTTAATTCGTAACATAGAGAACATAAGCTCAGCTAATCTAATCTATTCAGCCATGGCTCGTATGATGGTTACATGTGGTATGTCAGGCATTGAGCTTGAGCAAGGCTATGTAGATGGTGACAGCTTCGACCAAGACCTATTCATTAGAGATGTACCAGACTTTGTAAACCGCGTGTGGTTTGACCAAGCCAGCGTTAAACAGGACAACTCAGACGCTAGATTTGTATTTATAGATGAGAACATCACAAAAGAAGAGAAGGAAGAAAGGTTCCCTGATAGTAATGGCGGCTCATTAGGCACAGGCGCTCACAGTGACGCCTACTACGACAAGCCAGATATAATCACAATCAGCCGATGCTATTACAAATACCCCGTTAAGATTAAATTAGTACAAATGTCAAACGGCGCAGTATATAAAGATGATGAAGAATTAGCTATGGTCTTTGATGAACTAGCAGCGGCAGGAATTACTATATCAGACCGTAGGACTAGAGAATCATTCAAGGTCTACCAGCGTTACATGGATAGCTCAGGATGGTTAGGAGAAGCAGAGGAAACAGTATTTGAAATCCTACCTGTATTTGGCTGCTATGCTAATCATAAAGTTATTGAAGGCAAAGCAATTGTTCGCGGTGCTATTGCTAAGGCAATGGATCAACAACGTGTACACAACATGGCATTTAGTCGTGAAGTAGAGGAAGTAACATTAAGCCCTAGAGCCAAGTTCTTTGGCACCCCAGAGATGCGCAAAGGCCATGAAAGAACATTCGCATCATTAAACACTAACGCTGACCCTTGGCAGGATATAAACCATGACCCAAACATGCCTCAAGGCCCAATATTCATGGGTGGTGCACAGGTTAATCAAGGATTATCACAACTCAGCATGATGTCTGCCCAATCAATAGACCTAGCAGCCGGCGCATTTAGCCCAGCACTTGCTAACAATGCCAACCTACAATCAGGCGTAGCATTAGATAAGCAGATTGAGAAAGCTAATACGTCAACAGTTAAGTACTACAGATCCGTACAAGTCACCCTGACAGCCTTAGCTAAATGTTTAGTTAATTGCATACCTCGCAGTTATGACGCAACAAGACAGCAGCGCATACTAGGCGAGGATGGCACTGGTGAGATGGTTACGCTTAATGAGGTTATCTTTGACCAGCAAACACAACAGGAAGTCACCTTAAACGACTTAACCAAAGGTGAGTACGATGCTGCCTGTGATTACGGCCCAGCATTTAAGAGCAGACAAGAGAAAGCCAGCGAAGCATTTGCCACTATTGCACAACTTGACCCGACTATCATGGAACTTGCTCGCGATGTATGGCTAAGTAACATCAACGAACCAGGTATGAAGTTAGTAGCTGAACGCTCAAGAGCTATGCAAATTCAGAATGGTGTTATACCTTTCGACCAGTTGACAGGTGAAGAACAGGCGCAGGCACAACAACAAGCCCAGCAGCCACCACAACCTGATCCAAATATGCTTATAGCTGAAGCTGAAATGGGCAAGGCACAAGCTGAACAAATGAGTGCGCAGACTAAGCAGCAAGAGGCACAAGGTAACTTAGAGCTTAAATTCAGAACCTTAGAATTGGAGAATAGAAAACTAGGACTAGCAGAGCAAGAGCAGCAATTAGACGTAGCTAAATTCCAACGTGAGAAGGATGATAAATACAATGTTGATGCGGCGAATATCCAACAGAACCAAGAAAAAATCGACTTGCAATCACAAAACCAACAGTTCACGCAGATGTTGGCAATGCAAAAACAATTGATTGAATCACAAAAAGTCCAAGCTGAAACGCTTAAGGCATTAAAGGATGCTATGGGTGCTGAAGCTATAATGAACCCTAACACTGTTAAGGCTTATGATAGTGTGTCTGAAGATATAGTGAAGGAAGACCCGCCTAGCTAGCGGGTTTATCTTTAAGGCCAAGTCCAGCTCCAGTTTGGTTTGTGTTGAGGATAAAACCAAGGTGGGTGTAATTCAAATCTATAAAGTTCATCATACTTACCCGTAAATACATTAAACCTACACTTTCTGCGAGGCTTAACGGCTTTAGATATTGCGGGCATCATCGAATCACCCTCCAAACAAACTCAGTAACACAAGCTATTATCACACCAATAGCTACACCCATAAAGCCAGCGACTAGATAACCGATAGCGCCGAATATTAGGAATATCATTCATCACCTCCTAAAAACTTAGTTAACTTATCAACATCAGCACCACACTCTTTTATTGCATGGTCTACTAGCATAGTGATTACCTTTTCTACATCACCGACTATAATAAATTCTTTATCATGTAACGTGGATGTTTTGTTTATCTGCTTACGTGTGTATTTGTTCATAGTGCCATTTCCTTTTGAATAAAAACTCTAAAGCCAAAAACCTTAATGATTGGTTTTTCATAGCCATAACGCTCGCTAAATAATGCTTTGTTTTTTGGACCTTTAACTTGGAAGACTAAGCCTAAAAAGAATACGTTAATAATGCCAGACTCGGCGTAATGGTTTTCAATACTCATGACTCCCCCTTATATAATCCAGGACGCTTAAACGTAATGGTATCGTGCCATCCTTTTTTGTTGCTGCAATATCCATCTATAAAGTGACGGCTTGCAATGGCGCGTATCTTCTTTGAAAACGGCTTGAGATACCAAGGGATGATTACTTTTGATTCATCGAAACCTGGGAGAAATGAGGTTTCAACCTTACTAAGTACCGACTGGCCTTCCATCTTTTCTATTATCACCTTGCTTATTTGTCGGGTGTACTTATTATCTACACCATTCATAACTTATCCTCCCTAATCTTTTCAGCTAAAATCTCGTTAATCTTAAGCATAGCTAAGTATTTTACACGCTCACCTTTGTAATCTTCATACTTAACATACTCACCTTCTAAAAATTCAATCATTTCAATCTCGCCAGATATAGAGAGAGGGTCATAACGTTTAGCACTCATAACCTATCCTCCAATCCATTACAACGGCAAACAAGTTGCTCACGGTGCTTATCTTTAACATTGCGGCATGTTCTACGCCAATCGTTATACTTGATGCCCCAGTGGTCACAGGCTTGCCATACAGTCCAACCTTTCGAATGGATGATGGTTGTGAATTCACATTTCATCTACAATAACACTTAACTAAACCAAGCCTTTTAGCAATTACGCCAACAAGCCAAGCAAATGCCAGCAACCAGAATATGCCGCCTGTGCCTATTAATAAACCAATTACAAAATCACTCATAAATTACCCCTTAAACATAGGCATATCGCCCATCTATAGTGAACTTAGCAAATCAATTATAATAAGTCAAACATGTACGCGACATTATCGCGGTGTAAAACTACCTTTTAAGGGCCATGAGATGAGCGACGAGCTACAAAACGATGAGTATGTTGAAGAAACGGAAACCCAAGACGTACAAACCGAAGAGACTAACGAGAGTGAGTCATCAGAATTAGCCGCTGATAGTGACGGAGAACACAAAGAAACCTCCACAGATAGCGAGCAAACGCAAGTTAATCAGGATGCGGTTAACAAAGCGATTGATAGGCAGCACCGGAAGTACCAAGACGAGAAGCGTAGAGCGGATGAATTTGAGCGTAGATTAGCTGAACTTCAACCTAAGCAACAAGCGCCTAATGAATTGGAAGCACCGGATCCGTTTGATGACGATTACGACACCAAACAAAAAGCCTATATCGAATCTATCAGGCAAGCAGAGCGATATAGTTACCAGCAAGAGCAATCTACGCAGTTAACTAATCAACAGCAAGCCGACAAGCAACAGAGAACGCAAGCTGACCTAAATACTAAGGCCGAGTCATATACTGGCAGAGCTAAAGAGTTTGGGATTAAACCTGAAGAGTTACAGCAAGCGGGGCAGATGGTAGCCAGTTACGGGCTTAGTGATGATGTAGCCATGTTTATCTTAGAAGATGAGCAAGGGCCATTAATTACAAGGCACTTATCGACTAACCACGCTGACGCAGAAAAGATTACAGGCATGACAGCAATGCAAGCAGCCATGTATATCGAGCGTACAGTTAAACCTAAAGTTGCGGCATTGAAACAAAAGAAAACTAAGACGCCCAGCCCAGCGACGAAGGTTAGCGGTGGTGCTAGTAAAGCTAATAAGCTTGAAGACCACTACTTACAAGGCGGGACATTCTCATAACTTTAGGAGTAGTCACTCATGGCTAATAATGTAGCAAGTAATTTTACAGAAAAACTAATGCGTAAGGCAATGCCTTACTTTGAATCACAGCGCGTTCTATCTAAAAACGTGAACACTCAATATGTTGAAGGCGAGTTTGGCCGAGACAGTGGCGACTTTGTATCTGTCACACGTCCACTTGACCATGCAGCAATCGAAACATCTGACGGTGATTTATCATCTTCTACCACCTCACCAATTATCGCTGGTAAAGCTAAAGCGACCGTCCAAGATTACATCACTGTATACATGGATATCAAAGAAGCTAACCAAGCACTAGAATATGCAGACCAAAACCGTTTAACCGAAATCCCAGCAATGAACCGCTTGGTAACTCGCTTAGAAACTAATTTCGCTAAGTTCGCAATGAAAAACACTTCTTTGCTTGCTGGTACAGTTGGCACAGCCGTTTCAACTTGGGGCCATGTAGCAGGCGCAGCAGCAGTTGCACGCTCTACCGGTATACCTACTGATAAGCTTTGTTGTTTCCTAAACCCTTATGCTGAAGTGGCATTGGCAGACCAGCAACGTGGCCTAGGTGTCAACCCTCAAGCTGGCGACGCTAACGCAATGGCAACTATCAAAGAGAACTTTGCTGGTATGAAGGTTATGACCGCAACGACTCTTGGCTCGTACACCACCGGCACAGGCGCAGATAGAGCGGGTACATTGTCAGGCACTCCAACTGCAACTTACTTAGCAGCTAAAGATAGTATGACTCAGACCATCTCTGTTACAGCTTTCCAAGCTAATTTAGTTGTTGCAGCAGGCGAAACCATTACGGTTACAGGTCGTAACAGACTTAATCTATCTACTCGTGAACAGTTCCTAGACGCAGCAGGCGCCGCAGTATTGTTTAGTGGTACGGTTACTGAGACTGTCACATTGAACGGCTCTGGTGCAGGTGACTTGGTTATTACTGGCCCTGGTATCTTTGAGTCAGGTGGGGCTTATAACACTGTTGCTTCAGCATTAACCACTGGTGATATCGTTACATTAGGCGGCGCGGCTACTACAGTCATTCAGCCTAACTTGTTCTGGCATAAAGATGCATTCACAATCGCATCAGTACCAATGGAACGTCTAAGCGCTCAAGATACATTCTTTAAAACGAAGGATGGCTTGCAGGTTCGATGCTCACAAGGTTCTGATATCATTGCTAACAAGCAGATTATCAGGTTTGATATTCGCCCAGCGTTCGGTGTAATGAACCCGTTCTTTGCTGGTAAAGTGTTCGGCACAGCTTAGTGATTAGCTGATATAAAGAAGCCCCTTAATCGGGGCTTTTTTTGTGGGTGTTATTTTATTTCTATGGTTAGGGAGGAGAGGGCGCATCCAACATAAAAATTTTGCCTAGTAAATGAATAAAATCTAATTGCTCCGCAAGAGTAAGAGCAATCTACTTGAAACTCACCTTTAGTTTTAATTTGTAAGTAGTCAGGGCAAGACGCTGCAATTTCAAAAGGAATTCCATCAGAGTTGCAGCCAATAACAAGCATAATCGCATACCCGCTATCATGCTTGTATTTACTCTTCACGATAACCACAGAAGAATAATTTGTTTCATGATTCCAGTTTCTATGAGGCAGTTTTTCATAATCACATCTTTTCATACTGTTAAAAGTCATATTCAGTAAACCCATTTCTATATCTACCATTAATTAGCCATTGCCTAACTTCCTTGCGTACAACCCATACAAAGCATCAGCTTCTTTGTAATCAAAATAAGTAAATTGAGTAACTTCACCACAATTTACATCAACAACCTTATCCCCTGCTAATGCTCTTTCTAAATTAAACGGTATCATTTTAACTTCCTTATATAACATAGGCAAAACGCCCATCTACATAGACCATAGCAAAGGCTTTATAATAAGGCAATAAATTATTACCTTGAGATATTTATGTCTGAAACCTTCACTATGTATAAAAAAGACGGCACAAAAGTAGAGGTTTCAGAGCCATCTATTACAGCCGCTCTAAAGCTAGGCTGGACTGATACGGCACCAACACAACCAAAGGCTAATAAAAATGTCAAGAACCGCTCAAACACTGGTAAGTGATATTCTCCAAGAGGTGTTAATTAACGCCGCAGAGCAATCAATCCCAGCGGTTGACTTTCAGACATGTGTTAGATACATGAATGACTGGATGGCCGAGCAAGATGCTGATGGTGTTAAACTTGGTTATACAGAGGTTTCAGAGCCTACTGACATTATCACAGTCCCAGCAGGTGCTATCAACGGCATTAAATGCAATGTAGCCATAGAAATATCTACATCGTATGACGTTATTGTGACCCCTGAACTAGCAGTTAGAGCCAGACGAGGCTTAAGCGTTATGATTAAGCTTGGCTCACCTATTCATGGTAGTAAGTACACCTCAAATACTCCTAGAGGCTCGGGTAACTATAACCAGTCCTTTTCAGACTTTAGCTTTTACGATGGTTGCTGCGAAGATGATGCTGCAACATGCGAGACTACAACATGAGCTGTAATTCATTAGCCGTTGATATCACATCAGCAGTAAAAACCACCTCCGTATTGGGTACTGACGTTCTCGCGCTTGTTAGAGAGTCAACGTTATACGGGTTTACATTTACCACTCTGCAAACTGCTTTAGGTGTAACAGGCTCAATTTCTAGCGTTGGAAGCTCTTCGGGCGTTCAGATATTAAATACGCCATCGACTAACGTTAATAAGGTGCGCTCTATATTGCCATCACAAGGCATCACTGCAACAGTTGGGTCGTCTGGCAGTATTGAATTAAAGGCAAACTTGGTAAACTCTGGAGTAGCGTCTGATGGCAAGCAGTTGATAGTAGACCCAGCAGCCGAGCAATTAAAATTCAAGCGTATTAAAGCTGGGGCTGGCATCACAGTCACAGAGACTGCTGACTCAATCATTATAGCTGTTGCATAATGGGACAACCCGTACCAGTCTCATTAGGCGGTGGGTACTATGTATCTGATAGCCTCCCCTTGTCTAATCAGCGGTGTATAAATGTATATGTAGACATCCCGCAGTCTGCCACATTATCCGAGGCTATATTAAAAGGTACAGCCGGATTGTTAGAGGTAACAACTAGTGGTGTGGTCAATCAAATTAATCGAGGCTCACACGTTAAGAGTGAAGTGCCTTATTTTGTAAACGGTGAAACCCTTTATAGGTTGGATAGAGCGGTCGCATCAAGTGGCGTTGAAAGTTTCACAATGTCTGTGATGGGCACTATTCCAGGCACTTCTAGATGCTCATTTGCTGACAATGGCACCCAGCTAATAATCTTAGACACTTTAGGTAATGGGTACATTGTAAACGAAGCGGCTGGAACGGTATTTCAAAAGATAACGGATGAAGATTTCACAACCACAAATGGATCGCCTTTGTACGTTGTTTATGTTGATTCATTCTTTGTAGTGACTACTGCCACTAAGAAGATAATTAAATCATCAGCTAACGACGGCCTTGCATGGTCGGCTCTAGACTTTACCACAGCATCAGCAGACCCCGATGCAATAGTAGCGCCTATAGTGGTTAAGAATAAGCTAACTATAGCAGGCACAGAGACAATTGAAGGGTTTGACAACTTAGGTTTGGCGGGCTTCCCATTCCAGCGTAATGGTTTGTTTGTACAAAAAGGCTGCTTTGCTCCTGCCTCGCTAGTAAATGTTAACGATGGCTTTATGTTCATTGGTGGCGCAGTAAACGAAAGTCCTGCCGTATGGACGATAAACGGCTCTACGCCTCAGAAGATAAGCACAACTTCTATTGACTCGAAGCTACAGACATTTACACGGGCAGAGATAGTTGCATCGTTTGCAATCTCATACGCACAAGCAGGTGCTTACTTTGTTGAGTTTTCACTACCGTCAATAACGTTTGTTTACGAAATGATTACGCAGACTTGGCATGAAAAAGAAAGTCAAATAATTGACAGTAAAGGCATAACCGAAGACACACGACATAGAGTTAATAGCTTAGTTACTGCATACGGTCGTATTTTATGCGGTGACTCTCAAGATGGAAGAATAGGCGAATTATCAACAACGGCTTACACAGAGTACGGCAATCCAATATTAAGAGCGTTTTCACTACAGCCCTTTGCTGATATGGGGACAGCTATATCACTTAACAGCGTCGAGTTGACTATGGAATCGGGTGTAGGCAATGAAGCGCAGCCTAATCCAGAAATTAGAATGAGCACGTCTGCTAATGGCAAGAACTTTAACGACCCAATACCCAGAGCCGTGGGCAAGATTGGCGAATATGACATAAGACAGTTTTGGCCAAGGCTAGGAAGGTTCTCACGGTTTGGTATTTTGTTATTTGAATACTCTGACCCATGTAAATTTAGAGCGTTAAAGCTAAGAATGAATGTTAAGCAGGGGTCGCAGCGTGGCCGTTAGCACTACACCACCAGACGCAAACCGTCCGATATTAAATGAAGACGGCACGATGGATGATGCATTTAGAACTTGGGTAAACACGATCACGCGAGAGTCATTGATAATTGGCACAGGCTCACCGGAAAATGTAATTGATGCAGTACAAGGCCGTGAATATATGGACGATAACGGCGCATCTGGTGCGGTTAAATATATTAAACGTGACCCTGATATATCAGGCAATACGGCGCGTGGATGGATAGCAATATGAATGTCGTTAGAAGCTTTGACGAAAAAGCAATTAGGCAGGTCGTAATGTCAATGATAGATGACGTCATTGAAGATGGTACTAGCCATGATTGTTTTTCCGTGAACGCTGATGATGATTGTTGGCTAGAGTTAGAGGATTGCGGCTATATGCACGTATCAGCCTACAACAGGACAACCCTTGATATTCACCCATACATTATAAAAGACAAGCGCCACAAGTCGCTAGAGTGCGGCAGGGCTTCACTAGAGTGGGTAGCTGACAATGCGCCCGACATGTACAAAAAGGTAATTAGCCAAGTGCCAAGCATTTATCCACACATTAAGAAGTACACAGAGCGTTTAGGATTTGAACATGAAGGCACATATAAAAACAGTTTTACTAAAAACGGTCAATTGTATGACCTATGGCTATTCGGCCTAATGAGGGCAAGTTAATGAGTATTATTAAAGATACATTTTTTGGCGGCGCAGAGAAGAAAGCGGCTCAAGCAACTGAGCGCGGATTAGAGCGGTCTATTGAAGCCATGCGCGTGGGTGCGGATAGGGCTAGGGGTGAGATAATGGATCTCTATCCCGCTGCTGAAGAAAGTATGAGGCAAGGCTCTCAAGGCGCGCTTGATGTCATGGGTCAATTCCTGCCCCAGCAAGCTAATGTGTTTCAACAAGGCAACATGAATGCCCAAGGACAACTTGCAGCCGGATTACCTCAAATACAAAACGCATTAATGGGAGGGGCGGTTGATTATTCACAATTCCAACCTCAACAAATAAACTTTGATCGAGGTGTATTTAACCAGCAGTTGCCACAAATGCAAACTAGCCAGCAAGCTTTAAACCCAGAACCCGCGACGCCTCAAGGTGGCGCAATGGGGCCATTTCAAGGATTTAACGCTAATTCATTCTTAGGTGGCGGGTTTGGCTCTGGCGGCCCGTTTAATGGAAGTACATTCGGGCAAAATATGAGGATTAGACAATGACACCACCTAATAGCGCATTAAGAAGAATACGCCCAACTAATATGATGCGTGGCCATGAATTAATGTCTGGAGCTGCTCAACAGGCTATGGGTGTTAATAACTTGTCTCAGCAAGCATTATCAGGACAGATGATGGATGCTAACTTACAAAGACCACAGATAGGTGCACCACCTCAAAACCAAATGGCAGTACCTACAATGCAGACTCAACAGCAGCCAATGGGCAACGTCGCACAAGCGCCACAACAGGCCGTCCCAGTTGGTGGATCGCAAAACTACGGATTGGCCGGTGCGGAATCTGCCTTCGCTGGTGGATTGCAAGGGGGGCTTGGTGCATTACAAGGCGCAACCCAACAAGGCCTAGGGCTTTTAGAAGGGACTGGTAACTTTGGATTAGGGCAAATAGGCCAAGGCTCTCAGAATGCTATGGGTACATTGCAGCAAGCAGGGCAGCAAGGCACATCAGCAATAAATCAAGGCGCTGGACAAGGTTTAAATATTCTTAGCTCTGGTGCTAATCTAGCTCAGAATAGAATTGGTGCTGGTAATCAAATGGCTCAGGGGAACTTGCGTCAAGGCATGAACGCTTCAAATAATATGTTTAATCAAGGGGTTGGCGCATTAGGTGGTAATTTTGGAGCATCTGCTGGAAATGTAAATACCGCGACCGGTCAAGAGCAATTTAACCAAGCCGCTCAAGGTGTTGGTGCTTTCGCTGGTGGAGGGTTACAATCTCAACAACAGCAGTTAGCTTTATCAGGCTCACAAGGTCAAGAAGCATTCGACAATGCAATGCGCAACAACCCAGGCACTCAGTTCTTACAAGATGAGATGATGAACGCTGTCACCAATCAAGGTTCAGCAACGGGTAATATTGTAAGCGGCAACATCCTTAGAGAACTTCAAGACAGAAGTGCAGGCATAGCGGCGCAAGACCTAAATAACCAGTTTAATAGAGCATTCCAAACCACTGGACAAGGACTTCAAGCCGCTGGTCAACAAGGTCAGTTTTTAGCACAGGCAGGCCAGCAACAAGGGCAGCTTGCAGGGCAGAATGCTCAAATGCAAACACAGGCTAATATTGCCAGTGCTAGTAATAGACTGAACGCAGCACAAGGTCGAGCTAACCTAATGGGTCAGAACGCTAATAACATATCGAATATGTTTAGCCAAGGCGCAGGGTTTAACCAGCAAGCAGGAATGGCGCAAGCTGACGCAGTTCAAAACGCAGCAAATCAAGGCGCGGGAATATCTCAAAACTCAGGATTGAACAGAGCTAATCTATTAAGCGCATTAGGTGGTCAAGGCGCGGGCATTCAAACTAACTCAGGAATGAACCAAGCTAATTTTGGTGCTCAACTAGCAGGGCAAGGCGCTCAAATGCTAGGCAATGCAGGACAGCAAGCGGCGGGCATGTTCCAGAACACTGGACAAATGTTAGGCGGCGCTAGAAACCAAGCTGGTAGAGATTTGGCCAATTCCATATCTAACGCATCGCAAGGAATGTCGGGGCTGCAATCCGATCAAGGCGCAGGCTTAGAAAGCATCTTAGCTCAAGGTGGAACTAACATATCTAACCTAATTGCTAATTACGGACAGATGAACTCACAACAACAAGAGGAACTTGCTAGAATGCTTGCTAATTTATCGGTAGGGCAGGCCACTCAGGCGGGTAATGCGCAAGCCAATATTGGCAACGCTCAAGCTGGTGGTATAATAGGCAGAGCTTCGGGGATACGCGCCGGAGTGGGGCAAGTTGCTGGTGCAATAGCTGGTGCCTACGGTGCGCCTCCGGGTCTTACTAGTTCTGCAATGGGCGCTTTGTCCGGTTTCGGCGGTTAAGAGGTAATTATGGCACAGTATGATTTTTTTGACCCATCAGGACGCGGAACAGGCGTTAAAGGCGGGATAGACGCATCTAACGCATTATTTGACGGCATTGAAAATAGAAAGATTAATGCTATGAAGATGATGGGTATTGAAGACTCTCAACGTAGAGGTGCAATGAATGAGGATGCTAAAACAGCGGAGTTGTTGATACGTAACGGCGATAATCAAGGCGCTATGGCGTTCCTAAGCGACAGGGCGTTAGCTTCTAGTCAGTCCGGTGGCAACCCAAGAGAAACGCAAGAAGTCTTTGAAGCATTAAGGAATAACCAGCCTGAGCTAGCACTTGAAATGATTGGTAACTACCGATCTATATTTGATGATAAGTATGCGGAAAATAAAAAGTCACTGTCACGCAAGCCAGAAGGAACCGCGCAAGAAAAGAACATCGCAAGGCTTAAGGCTTTACGCGCAGATGATCCGGCCTTGGCGATAGACTTTGAAAAACTACTTGGACTTACTGAAGAGGTTAAAATGTCTTCAGCAGTTGAGAAGCAAATAATCACTGCCCAAGATGCTTATTTTGAAAACACACAAACAGCTAGCAAAATGAGAATGCTTGCAACGGATATAGGTAATATAGATTTTGGCGGCGGTACTGCATCAACGTTTAGCGAGAAATTAAAAAGTATATTAGGGAGTCAAGACGAGGTATCAAACCTGCGTAAAAGCTTTAACGCCATACGGACAAGTCAAGCAACACAGAATTTGCCACCTGGGCCGGCATCGGATAAAGATATTGAACTTGCATTAAGTGGCTTCCCGCCAGAAAACGCACCAGCCAGTATGGTTATAAGCTTTTTAAACGGTCAAAGAAAGCTATCAGAGATTAACGCTGATTACTCTAAATTCAAAGCCAATTGGTTTGCAGAGAAGAAAAAGCCCGGTGGCTTGATTAATGCTTGGCAGAGACAAACGGAAATGAATTACAATCCTAATTCAGCGCCAGCACAAACTGAGTTCAGCGGATTTAAGGTGGTAAGGTAATGCCAGTTGTAACTATACAATCTCCTAGTGGGGAGTCTTTTAAAATAGAGGCTCCTGAAGGTGCAAGTGATGAGCAGATTCTAGCCTTTGCAAAGTCGCAAGGTCTTTTTGATACTCAGCCGCAAACACCTACAATACCAGAGCCAGAACAAGGATTTAGCGCGGGACAAAACGCGCTTGGAGCACTAGAAAACGCAGGCAGCTTTATTGCCGGAGCAGTTGCCGAGCCTATTGCTGGTGTAGCGGGCATAGCACAGTCATTAAACCCATTCGCAGAAGAGGGGGCCGGTGCTGAAGCGGTTGAATCTGTAAGAGGATTTGCAAGAGATTTAACATCACCAAGAACCGAGGCTGGTCAAGCACAACAGCAGGCGATAGGAGAGGCTTTAGCTCCAGTCGGCGAAGCTCTTACTGGTGCAGAGAAGTTTTTAGGTGATAGCACTTTGAAAGTAACCGGAAGCCCGCTTCTCGCATCTATGGCTCACACTTTACCAACGGCGGTGTTAGAGGTTATAGGAGTTAAGGGGTCTAAAGCGTTAAGTGGCGGGAAAGGTGTATCCAAGCGCTCCGTTAAAAGAGCTATGATTGAATCAGCACCAGACGCGGAAAAGTTAAAAGGAATCGCTAGAGGCATATATGGAGAGATAGACCAATCTGGGGCAGTGCTAAAAAAAGAAGCTCTATCAACTTTAGCAAACAAGATAAGCGCAGCCACTAAAAAGCAAGGTATGGATCCTCGCACTACTAAAATATCTGCTGGTGTTGTTGATTCAATTAAAGAGTCGGCATTAACAAACCAGCCAATTGGCGAGCTTGAGACATTAAGAAAAGTAGCTCAAGCAGCAGCTAAAAGCACAGACCCTACAGAAAAAATGCTAGGGTCATTAATAATAAATAACATTGAAGACTTTATGGATAACGTAAAGTCTACTGATATGGTCGCTGGCTCTGAGTCATTAGGTGCAACAGCTAAAAAGTATAGAGCCGCTAGAGGTTTGTACGGTAGAGCCAAGCGCTCTGAACTAATAAACGAATCTATAAAGGCTGGTGGTGATGCTCGCTCAGGCGCAGAAAACGGCATCAGGAACGAATTAAATAAAATAACTAGAAGCAAGAAGCTTAGTAAGTTTTTTCCAGAGAGTGAGCTTTCAGCAATGCGTGATGTTATCCAAGGTGATTTTAAAACCAACTTTGCAAAAATGGTCGGTAGAATGGGCTTTATGGAAGGTTCAAGCACTAGTGTTTTAGGCTCTTTAGGTGGAGTTTATGCTGGCTCATCTTTACTAGGTCCGGCTGGCGCGGTAGCGGTTCCCACTGCTGGCGTTGCGGCTAGGCAAATAGCTAAAGGATTGACAACTAATAAAGCTAAGTTTGTTGATACTATTGTCAGAGCGGGAAAGGACGGCAAGAGAGTAGTTAAAGCTTATATGGAAGCGGTGCCAAAAAACAAAAGAAACATAGATGACCTATCAGATTTGCTAGCCGATCCAATTATTAATATAGATGAGCTAGAAGGGTTATCAAGCAAAATAGCAAATGACGCTTACGAAGCAGCTAAGGGCAAAAGGGCTATATTTTTATCGGTAGGAGCAGCGACAGGCGCAGCAGCAGAAGAATTAAGAGGTGAGGATGATACCCAATGAGACAGATGCAATCATAGTTAAAAAGCCAAGAAGCTTAGATACACGCGGAAACTCATCTGCTGATAAGTGCCAAGCAATAGGCAATAAAATTAAAAACATTAATATAATCATAGGAAGTTTATAGCATGCCACGTTATATAAATCCAGTACCAGGGTATGTTTACCCACCATCAGGAAAGCTTTGGTTTTACAAATCAGGCACGAATGTTGAGTTAGATACGTTTTCAGATGAGTTTGAAACCATCCCAAATACAAATCCAGTTGACCTAGATAGCTTGGGTAGAGCGCCTAACATATGGTTTACAGCTAAGGCTAGAGTTGTCGCACAGGATGCCGACAATGAGCAAGTATGGGCGCGCGACCCAGTAGGTGGTGGCGGCTCGGTTGCAGACTTTGAGATATATGATTCTTCAATTTCTTACGACATAAATGACATTATTGAAACGTCTGACGGTATATTTTACACGTCTTTAGCTAATGACAACCAAGATAACAACCCTGCATTATCACCAGCATCCAACGCTTTTTGGATGCAGATTAGCTTTATTGAAATGTACAACAGTACTAAGTCATTTTCCCAAGGTGATATCGCCCAAACAACTGAAGGGTATTTGTGGCGTTCAATAACTAATGCAAACGCAGGTAATGACCCAGCCACTGATGATGGTACGTACTGGGCGCCAGCGGTTAATGGTGACAAGATAGCGGCAATAGCCAACCTATTAGCAAGCATTACAACCGTTGTGGTGCAAACTGGTGGCGGAGCTTTAACAGCCTTGAGAATTAATGAGATACAAGACGCCGGCGCTTATACCTTACCAACTGCATCATCAATAGCAGTTAATCAAATTATAACTATTACGCTGCCGGATAAGTTCAAGGCTTTTTCTCCTACTGTAACTAGGGCGGGAAGTGATACAATCTCGTATTCAGCAGGCACAGACACAAGCATTACTTTAAACTCTGGTAACAGTGAATCATTCTCGCTAACGTCTAACGGCGTAAGTGATTGGAGGCTTTAACATGACAATCAATACCTCAACATTAAATAGCGGCCAAATAAGACCCGTATCAGTTTTCGAGGCAGTCAACACAAACAGATCAAACACGCTAACAACGTATGATTCAACTGCTGACTATATAAAACTACCCACATCAGGCACAACGGAAATATCTAGAAATATCATGGGTGGCTCTGAAGTCTGGGGCGTTGCTCACACTGATATTAACGCAGCGGCAGACAGGTGGAGCGGCTTTATACATTTTGATAGTGTTGGCGGTTTAATTTGGATGATAGCAACCGATACTGGTACAACTGAAGATACGCATTATCTTGCCACACTAGCAATTGCTGACGGCGCTATAGTGCAAATAGGTAACTTTCAATCTGATAACTTTAGCTTATCCGTAGCCAAATTTATGCCAAACTCTAGAGCTGCCGAAAGTTCAGGTGATTTTACAATTATCTCTCTGGGTAGAAAATTTGTACTCACATCCGCTGGGGCATTGTCTACCGATGAGGTATGGGCACCAACAGGGGTTACGGGTTCAGCAGGCAATAGGGCTTCGGGTATTTTAGATACAACAGGCGCTTATGTAATATCATCAATTAATGAAGCAGGTATAAGCATAGACACATGCAACGGAGATGATGGAGGTAACGGTTTATTGAATATTCCGCCTCTATCACCGCTTGTAAATCAAAATACTTTTGCAATGGATTTTGGAATGTGGGGGCCAAATCTTGCTTTATTTAAAATGAACTCTAGTCCAAATAACGCATCATGCCAAAAATACTATACCAAAGCCAGTGTGTTTAACTACGTAACATCAATGGTTCTCGTATGATGAAATTCGCGTATATTGTGCTATTATTAATATTCAAGTCACACACAATAGAGTTAATACAAATATGAAATATTTATTTTTAACTATTATGCTGATGTTTTCCACTATTTCATTTGCTGATTCTGGTATAAACCCAAACAATTCAAAAGGCGGTTATGAGTTCCAGATTGGAGCAAATACTTTTTATGCGGGGTTATTTACTTTCCCCGCTGACCCTGTAACTTTCCCCGATATATTGCAACCTTTTCTATTGATTAAAAATGGTTCCGGCTGGGATATTATCGATGAATACGATCCGCTATGGACAGATGTGCAGGAGGATATATACCCAGACCCTGAAAGAATTGCAATTGCCATAATCGACAGGTTTAACCTATCGCTAGAGCAATACACAGTTGTAGGCGCTATGACGTGGAACCAAAAGCTAATAGCTATATTTGAACTTAGGCTAGTATTAGTTAATCAACAAATTGAAATTAGAGAGAGTTAATCATGAGCGGACAAACGCAAGGCAAGAAAAAAGACGGGCTTAATAAAAGCGCCTATAAAACCGAACCCAAAAAGAAACCTAGTAAGAAGTCTAAAAAGTGACATCTGACCTAACTATAATAAGCATATTTATGGCGTTGCTATTAATGTGCTTATTTACAAGTAAGATAGAGTTTGCACAAGTTAAGGTTAGTTTTTTATACTATTGCACTACAATTGCATACGCTTCTTTTTTCATTGGTGATTTACCTGCTTGGGCAGACCATGCAATTTACGCCTTATTAGCCGCACCCTTTATATTTATATCAACTATATTCGGAGCGGCCACAATTCTTGCTTATTCAATCTTCAACATCCTAGTTGCCATCGACTATATTCTTTACCCAAATATTGATACAATTATTAGCAATAACTTCGGATCGTCTCAGCTATTATTTGCATCATTATTAATTATAGGGTCGATATTCAAGAGCAAGATGAATGATTATAGAATTGCTGACGGTATTATGGATTGGCTGGGTGGTCATAAGAACGTTCATCGAAGTTTATCGAAAATGGAAAAGCATAAATGATGAAGCAGATGTTCGTAATGATAAGTGACCACGGCAATATATTCGTTAGCAAGTTCATAACCTATTTTGGATTAACTGGCATTGGTATAGGCACAGTGCAAGCAGCAGCAAGCAGTAAGATAGCTCAAGAGGTGGTACCAAACCTAGCATCGTCATGTAGTAATACACCAAGTTGGATAGCCATAGCATCAGCTATAGGAGCCTTAAGCTTCGCAGTTAAAAACATTGCTGAAATCGTATTCAGATATATTGAACATAAAGAAAGCATGAAATGATAATCCAGCGGCTCAAGTCCCCACGCGACCGCACTAACGGCTTATTAACCCTGCCAGATGGCACCGAATTTCCCACCTTAGAACGCCCTTGGCTAGATAATCAAACTAGCATCTCATGCATACCAGCAGGCCACTATAAATTCAAGCGTGATACCCACGGCCGCTTCCAGTGGTTTAGGGTCTTAGACGTAACTGACAGAACCCACATAGAGTTTCACGAAGGCACAAGACCATCACATAGCGAAGGTTGCATTTTAGTTAGCCATGAAGCACTCACAGCAATGATGTGGTTTTTTGGTGATGAAGAGTTAACTTATGTATTGGAGATTAAAGACGCATGAACTT